TGTTAGAAAGGGATGGAGAAAAGAAACAGGATTCTTGAATTTCAATACAGAGAGATTGCCTGATAACAATTACTATCAGAATTTCTCATATTCATTAAAATCAAAAGTATCTTTTGAGAAATGGGATGATTCCGTTAGTGCTCTTAACCACACTGCAGGATTCTTAAAGTTTAGCGATTTAATTTTAGAGTCAACAGATAAAGTTTTTGATGGAGTATTTACTGAGGTATCTGGAAGTAATATTGATGTTGTATCTGATGTTAGTCGAGTCATTGATTTAAACTGCTATCCTTTCTTTGATTTAGTTTCAGAAAATGCTGTGGGAGAAGGTGCTGCTCTATCTGATGAGATATTCTTCTCAACAAGATCTTTAACCGATTATTTTGAATCTGTTGGAAATAGAGTTCTAACAATTGATGATATTAGTGGTAGTTTTAATGACGAACCAAGGCCAGAGAAGTTCTCTATTGTCCATAAGTTTGATATCAACCAAAGATTTAAGAAATTCTTCACTTTTGTTAGAGACAAGAGATTTACAGATGAACGTCAATCTTTAATGGTGAGCATTCTTCATAACAAGTCTCAAGCGTGGATTAATCAATATGGTAGAGTTGACTCTGTTTTAGATTTGGGATCTTTTGATTTTGGAATTTCTGGAACTGAGGGCCAATTAGAATTTTTCCCAACCAAGTTTGCAGTCAATAATTACAATGTAAGTTTTGCAAGTTTCGATATTGATCATGCTGTCACTGGCGTTGGAACAACTGCATTGGGTGGTGTTGTCAACATAGATTCTTCTCAGACATCTGTTTCTGCAGGAACAACCACAACCATTGTAGGAATCGCCTCCACCTATAGAGCTTCAAAAGTTCTTGTCGAAGTTGATGGAAGTAATGGAGAACTTGAGCATACAGAAATAAGTGTTATTCATGATGGATCCACGGTTGAATTATTGGAATTTGGAACCCTAACCACAGACACCGTAGATTCCTATGTTGGAACTGGACTGGGAACCTATCATGCAGAACTTTCTGGCGGAAGTTTAAATGTTAAATTTAGTCCTAATGTTGGAGTCGCGGCTACTGTAAATTCAATTGTAGTTTCTTTAGCAAGCACTGCCACTGGTGTTGGAACTGTTCTTCTGGGCGATACCTCTGAAAATATTGCAAGAGTCAACTCTGCCTATACCTCAATCGCATCTTCTGGTTCTCCAGGAATACATACGATTGCAGAATATACTAACTCTGGAACCATTGATTATTCTACTTCATATTGTTTGGTTTCAGTACATGACACCACAAATAATAAGTATCAACTATCTGAGGTAATTCTTCTTAATGATAGTTCTGATGTTTATATCACTGAATATGGAAATATTGACACTAATGGTGGAATAGGAACTATTGGAGCACTGAAAACATCCACAAAAACATCATTACAATATACTCCTCCAGCCAGTGTAAACACGCAAGTACGTGTATTCCAAATGGCAGTGGAGTTGGTGGAATTTGATGATACTTCAAAAACTGAAATTGATTTAAATAATGCCTCAATCACTGCTGGATATGGATTCTACTCTGGAACAGAAACTGATATCTTAAGACAGTTTGGGTTGCAGCATAAGGGAAGAAATGTATTCCAGAGAGACTTTAGTGGTAATGATTCTACAGTGGTTGATGTTACCAGCAATTTGATAAATGTTCCTGGACACTTCTTTGTGACTGGAGAGGAATTGACATATGCCTCTGACAGCACTGCAATCGGAATCGCTACAACTGCGTTTGCTGGTGTCGGTGCTACAGATGTATTGCCATCCACCGTATATGCCATTAAAGTTGATGATCAGAATATCAGACTTGCTAGATCTGCCGAAGATGCTCTAAAGTCTGTTCCAGTTCCTCTTGATATTACTTCTGTTGGTGTTGGAACAGAGCACTCATTTACGGCAAGAATTCCAAATACTAAGTGTATTATTGCCATTGATAATCAAATTCAATCTCCTATCGTTTCTACTGCCGTTACAACTGGAATTGGTAAGACAATTAGTCTAACTGATGACATTATTGAGTTTACTGGAATTACCTCATTCTTTGGTGGAGATTTAATTTTAATTGATGATGAAATTATGAAGATCAATACTGTTAGTGTTGGCAACACTAATCAAATATTGGTTGATAGGCAATGGATGGGTACAGGACTATCCACACATGTTGTTGGTGCAGCGGTAACAAGAGTTGAAGGTGATTATAATATTGTTGACAATAACATCAACTTCATAACAGCACCTAAAGGGCCAACTCCTTTAAGCAGCACTGCAAATCGTCCAGATGAAAGAGACTGGACTGGTATAACGACATTCTCAACTTTCCAAGGAAGAACATTCCTAAGATCTGCTCTAACTGATAGCACAAACGCTGCATACAATACTAACTATGTTTTTGATGACATCTCTCAAGGATTTAATGCAACTGAAAAAACTTTCACTTTAACTTCGGCAAATAATAATATCACTGGATTTAGTACAAATAATGCAGTGATACTAATTAATGGAATATTCCAAGGCCCAACTGGTTCTCTTTCAAACAATCAAGATTATAATTTAACCGAAGGTTCTGGAATAAGCAGTGTTACTTTTGCAGGATCTGCTACCTCTATTGCATATGATGCAAATAATGCATCTATTCCTGTAGGTGGAGTAATTGTTTCTGTTGGATCGACAGGTGGATTTGGTTATCAACCATTAGTTTCGGCGGGCGGTACTGCTGTTGTTTCCACATCAGGGACAATTTCTTCTGTTAGTATTGGAAATAGTGGTTCTGGATATCGTGCTGGTATTCAAACTGTCAATGTTGGAGTTACAACTCAAAACACAGGAACTCCTTCAATTGAAAATATTGGTACAGCAACAATTAGTGGAGGTAACATTGTAAGTGTTACCATTACAAATCCTGGGAGTGGATATACTACCACAAATCCACCAATAGTAATCTTTGATAATCCACTTTCATATTCAAACATTCCTTTAGAATATAGTAGCACATCTGTTTCTGGATTGGGAACGGAGGCAACTGTAGACATTGTTGTGGGACAAGGTTCTAGTGTTATTGATTTTGAAATTAAAAATCTTGGATATAAGTATGGCCAACAACAAATTCTCACAGTTCCTGTTGGTGGAAGCACCGGAATTCCTACAGATCCAACTAAAACTTTTGCAGAGTTTAAGTTAACAATTGAAAGAACAGAGTCTGATGAATTTGCTGGTTGGCATTTAGGAGAACTTGAGGTTCTTGATAAAATTGAAAGTGATTTCAATGGAATTAATAGATCATTTACTCTTAAGAGAAATACTTCTCCTTTAACAATTAGAGCCTCTGAAGGATCTTCAATTGACGTTCAGGCGACACTTCTCATATTCTTAAATGATATCTTGCAGGTTCCAGGAGAGGGTTATACTTTTACTGGTGGTAGCACTTTAACTTTTGCAGAACCTCCTAAAGGCCCCGCAGCTGACGGATCTTTTGCTGGTGACACATGCAAAATTCTTTTCTACAAAGGAAGTGGTGATGTTGATGTTACTTTCCGCGACGTTTTAGAAACCGTCAAAGAAGGTGACACATTACGTATTATGGGAGAAACTAAGCAGGATATTAGATTGGTTGATGAAGTAACTTCTTCTGACACTGTAAGTACACTTGCATACACTGGCCCTGGAATTGACGGAAATCCAGATAACAAGAGGCCTGTCACTTGGTGCAAACAGCGAAATGATAAATTTATTGATGGACAATTTGTCAGCAAGAGTAGAGTATTGAATGAGGCTTTGATTAACCCAACCACAAATATTATTCAATCTATTGGGACTGGTACAACAGTTGTCTTTGTAAGTAGCGTTAAATCTTTCTTCGATCCTCGAAATGAAAATCAATCAACACTAAATATCCAAAAGATAATTATTGTATCTCAAGATTCCGTTGTTGGTGCAGCTGCGACAGCAATTGTGTCTGTCGGAGGAACAATATCTTCAATTTCTATAAGTGATGGTGGCAAAGGTTATTCTTCAGCTCCTGCTGTTACGATAGGAAATCCTGTCGGATATGGAACAACAGCGAGAGCTAATGCTACTGCTACCCTATCTGGAGATGTGGTTACTTCAATCGCAGTTGGTTCCACTTCTGGATTTGGATACACAACTACTAGTGTTCCTCAGGTATTGATTGAACCACCAAGTTTGACTGCAGAGGTTAACACTTCCGCATCATATACCGGAGACTTTGGTGGAATTGTTGGTGTAAAAACAACTTCTGTTGGTGTTGCATCTACTGGTTTTGTTCTTGACTTCTTTATCCCAGTTGATTCTTTCTTGAGAGATACTTCAATTGTTGGATCTGCAGTGACAATAAGTGGCATTCAAACAGGATATTACTTCACTGTTTCAAATAGTAATGTTGGTAGTGGAGTAACTTCACTCTATCAAGATGGTTCTACTTTAGGAATAGGGACTCAGTTCTTAGATGGTATATTTGAAGCTGCTGCAGTATCTGTTGCAACCACAGCAGTTGCTGGTGTTGGAGTTACTTATGTTGCAAGAGTAACCACAAGTGTTTCCAATTTGGGAAATATTTCTGGAATTGGATTGACTGAATATTATGGAGACTTCTCCTGGGGAAGAATCGTACTTGGGGATAGAACAAATGCGAAAGCATTTAATGCATATACTCAAAATGGAATAACTGGAGTTTCAACATCAGCAAAAGTTACCAGAGTGAAACCATTAAAGCATACAGGCTATTCCTAACCCTAATAAATAAGTAAAAAAACGTCTAGAAATGTCAGCAATCATAACTGATCAACTTCGTATTTTGAATGCAAAAGAGTTTGTTGCGAGTGTGGCTTCAACCACTAATTCGTACTACTCTTTTGTAGGATTACCAAATCCGACAGATGTAGTCTCTAGCTGGGATACTAGTCCACCAGATCCTAGAGATAATTTTGACGAAGAGAATAATTATTGGGATACTATGATTGCTTTGAAGAAGATTGGATCTTCAGATATAAAGCAAGTTGTTAGAAAAGTAACCTGGGCTTCAGGTATTACCTATGACATGTATAGGCATGACATTAAGGCAGAAAATCCATCTAAACCTTCAAATGCCATTACCATTTATGATGCAAATTATTATGTAATGAACTCTGATTATAGAGTTTATATTTGTCTTCAAAATGGAACTAATCCAGAAAATACATCTGGTAGAGCATCTTTAGACGAACCAACTTTTACTGATTTAGAACCCAGAGAAGCGGGAACCAGTGGTGATGGATATGTTTGGAAATATCTGTATACTATAAGTCCAAGTGATATCATCAAATTTGATTCTACTGAGTTTATGCCCGTTCCTTTAGATTGGAGCACTAATTCTACCGTAGCTACTGTTAGAAATAATGCATCTACTAGTGGGCAGTTAAAAATAGTAACTGTAACCAACAGAGGTGTTGGTATGGGAACTGCTAGTAGAACTTATACTAAAGTTCCCATTAGAGGGGACGGAACTGGAGCAGAGTGTACTGTTGTGGTTAACAGCAATTCAAAAGTAGAATCTGTTACGATTTCTTCTGGCGGATCTGGATATACATATGGAACTGTCGATCTTGCTGGTGGTGGAGCACCGACTGGAACAACATCTCCAGTTTTTAATGTAATTATTCCCCCACAAAATGGCCATGGTGCAGATGTTTATAGGGAACTTGGAGCAAGAAATGCTTTAATTTATTCTAGAATTGAAAATGATAGCGAAAATCCTGATTTTATTACGGGCAATCAAATTGCCAGAATTGGAGTTGTTCAAAATCCACAAGCATTTAATTCAACTTCCAATTTAGATTTGGATAAAGCAAGTGCAGTATATGCATTAAAATTAACAGGTGCTGGTTATAGCTCTGCTACTTTTACCGCAGACTCTCGTTTCACACAAACTGTTGGGGTTGGTTCTACTGCTATCGGTAGAGTTGTTTCTTACGATTCAACAACTGGTGTTTTAAAGTATTGGCAAGATAGAAGTCTTGTTGGATTTAATACTGATGGGAGTCAAAACTCAGATCCTACTTACGGATTTAATCTACTTAGATTTACTGCAACTCCAGCGACTGGAGGATCAGTAAATATTCTTGGTGGCTCTACTACTTTAGCAATTCAAACAGGGTTCACAGGTATCTCAACTGTAATAAATAGTAGGACATATTACCTCGGTCAATCATTTACCCAAGGCGTCTCTCAACCAGAAGTCAAAAAATATTCTGGAAATATTATTTACGTAGATAATAGACCTTCGATTACAAGATCGACGAGTCAAAAAGAAGATATTAAAGTCATTTTGCAGTTCTAAAGAATTATGTCTCAGGAAACAAATCTCAATGTAGCACCATATTTTGATGATTTTGATGCAAATAATGACTACTACAAAGTATTATTTAAACCAGGATATCCAGTTCAGGCAAGAGAGTTAACAACTCTACAGTCTATACTGCAGAATCAAATCGAAAGATTTGGACAACACTTCTTTAAGGAAGGATCTAAAGTAATACCTGGAAACACCACGTATAATAAAGAATATTATGCTGTACAGATAGACAATGCTTTCTTAGGAATTCCCATATCAGATTATATTAGTCAGATACTTGGAGCAAAAATTACAGGACAAGTATCTGGAGTTACTGCTATTGTAAATAAAATTATTTTAGCAAATGAGTCTGAGAGAGGAAATACTACTCTATATGTAAATTATTTGTCATCAAACTCTCAGGATAATCTTTCTGGATTATTTTTAGACGGAGAGTCATTAGAAGTAAATGCAACAATAGCATCCGCAAATACAATTATTGCTGTCGGTGAACCTTTTGCAACCACCATTGCAGACTCTGCAACTGCAATTGGATCTGCATTCTCCATTTCAAATGGAATTTATTTTGCAAAAGGACAATTTCTTGGCGTATCTGATGAAACAATTCTTTTAGATCAATATGACAACTCTCCCAATTATAGAATAGGTTTATTAATTAATGAGGAGATTGTCAATTCAGATATTGATAATTCCTTAAATGACAATTCAAAAGGTTTTAATAATTATTCTGCTCCAGGTGCAGATAGATTAAAAATCACCGCATCTTTATTCAAGAAAGAATTAGATGATTTTGATGATAATAATTTTGTAGAATTAGCCACAGTCACAAACGGAAGATTAAGAAGTAAGAAAAATACAACAGATTACAACATCATTGCAGATGAACTTGCTAGAAGAACATATGCAGAATCTGGAGACTACTATGTAACTCCATTTGATGTCTCTTTGAAAAACTCCCTGAATGATGGTATTGGAAATAGAGGAATATTTAATTTAAATCAACAAACTTATGGTGGTTCAAGTCCCTCTGATGACTTGGCATTATATCAAATTTCTCCAGGTAGAGCTTTTGTTAAAGGATATGATGTTGAAACAATTGGAACCTCATACTTAGATGTTTTAAAACCAAGAACAACAAAGGTTTTAAACAATCAGTCCATAAACTATAGCACTGGAGCTACACTAAAACTCAACAGAGTTCATGGTGCTCCTACTATTGGAATAGGTAATACATACGTTTTAAGCTTAAGAGATTCTAGAGTAGGATCTAATCAAACTGCATCTGCAGGTAAAGAAATTGGATTAGCAAGAGTTTATGATTTTAATTTAGAATCTGGATCATATACTCTTTCAAATCTTGATATTAACCAGTGGAAAATTTCTTTGTTTGATGTTCAGACATTTACAGAAATATCATTAAATGAACCAATTACTTTATCAACACCAACTTTTGTTGAAGGAAAGCACAGTGGTGCCAGTGCATTTATAAGCACCTCAGTAACTTCTAGTGCATCTTTGACTCTTTATGATACAAAAGGAGATTTTGTTAAAAATGAACCATTTATTTTCAACGGTGTTGAAAACAGTAGAGTAGCCATAGCAGTAACATCCTTTGGTATTTCGGATGTTAAATCAGTTTCTCATATAGTTGGTTCTGCATCGACATTTACTGCTGATACAATTCAAACAGAATTATTAAACATTGGTGTATCAACAATTAGTGGATTTTCTGGTTCTGGTGGAATTAGCACAATTTCTAGTATCAATCCACAGTTTCCAGGACAATTAAAGGCAAAAAATCTTCTTAAATTTAGTAATCAAACTTCTCCTGATCCAGTTTTTGCAGAAGTTGTTAGTGTTGGATCTTCTGTTGTAACTGTGACAGGAATTCAAACCGTCACAGGAGTTGTTGATGGAGACTTGCCTGCAAGTCAGTTAGCTATTTCTAATCTCGCAGTTATTTCAACCAATCTTGAAGGAACTGATGATGACTCATTCTTTACCGAACTTCCAAAACAAAACATTTATGAGGTTGATTTAACTGATGCATCTCTTAGCATAAGAAAGTCATTTGATGTAACCATTAGTAGTGGCCAACTTTCTTCTGCAGTTAGTGCGGGAACTAATGAATCTTTCTTACCATTTACTAATTCAAGATATGAATTAATCAAAAAAGATGGAACAATTGAAGCATTAACAACAGACAAGGTTGATATTAGTGCCGATGGAAGTCAAATTCAAATCTATAATCTTAGTTCTGGAAATGATGATGCAACTCTGATTGCAACTCTGAAAAAATTAAAACCAAAATCAAAAGTTAAACTGCAAAATAGAGTTTCTAGTTTGATTGTAGATAAATCAAAATCAACATCTTCTGGAATCGGAACTACTACTTTAAATGATGGGTTAACTTATGATAACTATGCATATGGAACAAGAGTTCAAGATAGTAAAATTTCCCTTAATGAACCAGATATTATCACAATTCACGGCATTTATGAGTCTGTAAACACCTCTGATCCTTCGGCACCCAAAGTTACACTGTCTTCAATTAGTGGCCCAACTGGAAGAACCTCAGATATTGTCATTGGTGAAATGATGAAAGGACAAAGTTCTGGAGCCATGGCTATTTGCGCTGAGAGATTAACAGATTCTCAAATATCGTTCATTCACAAAAATAATAAAAACTTTAAAGAAGGTGAAGTAATAACTTTTGAAGAGTCTAATATTGTTGCATCAATCACAACTATAGAGACTCCGAGTATCAATATATCCACTCGTTATACATTTGATAATGGGCAAAAAGAATCTTTCTATGATTATGGATTTTTAACTAGAAAGTCTGATGCTAAAGAACCAAATAGAAAACTTAGAGTATATTTTGCTAGTGGATATTATGAGTCAACTGATGATGGTGACATAACAACAGCACAATCTTATAACTCTTTTGATTATGATACTGAAGTACAAACTGTCAATAATATAAGAAATACTGATATTATTGACATTAGGCCTAGAGTTTCTTCTTATACTTCATTTGTTGGAGGAAGATCTCCATTTGAGTTTCATGGAAGAACGTTTACTGGATCTGGAGATTCTGCTGCAAATATTTTAGCATCAGATGAAACAATCGTAACGAATTATTCTTTCTATCTTGGTAGAATTGATAGAGTTTACTTGACACCAACCGGAAAATTCCAAGTTAAATATGGAACTCCTGCAGAAGCTCCTCAATTACCATCTCAAATAGATGATGCTTTAGAAATAGCAACTATAAATCTTCCTCCATATCTCTATGATGTATCTGATGCATCCATTAGATTCTTAGATCATAAGAGATTCAAGATGTCTGATATCAAACGTCTTGAGAACAGAATTAAAACACTTGAATACTATACATCATTATCTCTCCTTGAGATGAGTACCTCAAATCTCTTTGTTCCCGATTCTTCAGGTGTCAATAGATTTAAGTCTGGATTCTTTGTTGATAATTTTACTTCATTCTTAGCACAAGAAACTTCTATTGAACTTAAAAATAGTGTAGATTTAAACAATCAGGAAATTAGGCCAAAACATTATACAAATTCTGTTGATTTAATTTTTGGCCCTACAGGAAGTATCGCTTCTGGGGATGATATCGCATTTGTTACTCCAGAAGGAAATAATATTTCTAAAACTGGGGATATTATTACTTTAGACTATAGTGAAATTGAATGGTTAAGACAAACTTTTGCAACTAGAACTGAAAGTGTAACACCATTCTTGATTAGTTTCTGGAGTGGAAACATGGAAATGTCTCCGCCTTCTGATAACTGGGTTGATACTGTTAGTGTTGAAGCAAGAGTTATTAATACAGAAGGTAATTTTGCTCAAACTATTGCGGAGGCATCCAGAACCCTTAATGTAGATCCTCAAACTGGATTTGCACCTACAATATGGAACTCATGGCAAACTAATTGGACTGGTGAGGAAAGTT